CAAAGCTGAGCCTAGCCTCACGACTGGGCTCGACGACACAGCTCTCATCCACCAACCGCGCGCCAACTACGAAGTAGTCGGCCAACGCTGCGGAAGGCAACGCTTTGCGACTGGTGCCACATGCCCTGAGCAACCGGAGTGCCCAAGCTTGGATCACAGGGACCCCAACAGCAAGGGAAAGCTCACACCTCGCGACACCCTCTAGGTACCGCCTCGCAAAGGCGGGTTCTCGCAACCACCGATGGCTCGCGGTTGCCCCAGAGAGTACCGACCACGGTTCTCGCACCATGGTCCACCGGCCAGCACCGACGCACAAGGGTGCTGACCGGCCGAAGCGTATCGACTCCAGTTGGACGGTAGGCGCCTCGAGCGCCAGCTCATGCCCAGATTCGGCCAGTACATCGCTGGCAAAGTCCTTCCGCACGCGTTCCAGGTCGACAAACTCACAAAAGATGAGAGCATTGTCACCATCGACGAGGAGATCAAACGTCACTCCTCTCGACAAGAGAACGGCCCCGACAACACAAAGCATGATTAACGAATTACCCATACCAGTGTTGAAGTCTCCGCTGGCCCGTCCTCCTGGACGCGAGAACTTCTGCCCGCTAGATGTCACACCTTCAAACGTCTGGTGTGACAGCACGGACTGTAAACCAGGCGAACCCCTAAAGGCAGCCATGTAAACACCGTGCTCTGCACGAATCTGGGGAGAGCTGACGTGAGCCTCGAAGGCTTTCCCGTCAACCTCAAAACATGCGCCACGATCAAACCGCTCAAGCTTGCGCTTGATTAGATTGGCGCGGCGAGTGGGCGAGAGCCCCTTGGCCACAACCCTGGTAGGATTTCGGCCACCGAAGAGCCTACTGAAAGTGAGATAACCCCACAACCAGTGCTCGAAAGGCTTCAGCCAAGAGGCGAGCGACAAATTATACCTAGGTGACCTCGGAAAAATCATCCTAGGTTTGGCGTCCTTTGCCGCACCAACCTTCTCAGCCTTCAGAAACGCCCTCAGCTTGTAGTCGGACGAGCGCAACCGACCATCAAGCCTCAAAGAACGTTCTGCCTCGGCATACCTACGACCCAACATCCCACTGTAAGAACGGGCCGTTTCCAGGTGGCTCCAACTTTCCCCGCTGTACCTCCGGGCAACAGACCGCAACCGCGCAAACAGTCGCCGAAAGCCGCCGCCAACCGGACAGTCCACCGGGCGTGGGAGTGAAGCCAGAGAACGCAACAAAAGAGCTGCGTTCTCGTTGTGGCTGCAGTTAGCGTGTACCTGTGGAACCCACGTGCCTGGTAGTCCACTGATACACGCCACCCGCATTTGCCGCTTCTGGTCTGAACAACGAATGTCCACGTCACCCAGAGGGGTCAGGGTAGCCCCCTCCGCCAATGGCGGCAGCACCCAGCCACGGGTACACAAACCATTGGTAGTGACGGGCCGGGCCTAGGCCCCAGCCCACCAGTAGCGGGAGGTGCGTCCTG